CAGCCCGTAGACGACACGGTGCCGGTCACTCGAAACCGGGCGAGGATGGTTTCCCACTGTCGCTCGGCCCTACCGCGTGCCCGCTTAATGCTGCGAGCGGCGCGAAATATCGTGCCAGCGCACTGAATAGGCGCATTCGGTAGCGCGCGACCAACTCTGCGAAAAACCGTGACACTTTTTTTCGAGTGTTGATGTTGCGTTGTGTGCGCTGGCTGGATCAAGTTACTTGGCCTCCGCTGGGCCGTCAACGGCTTGTTCCCACTCTTGCCCTTCGCGTTGGAGCCGGATCATCGCAGCCTCCTGCTCGATGATGCTGTTTACCAAACCGGCGGGGTGGCCCTGGGCGATCTGGGCGCGCACCCATAGGCGCAGGCTTTCGCGGATGGCTAGGGCGCTGGCGTCGAGCGTGGTGTCGTGGGTCATGCCAGCCTCCACATCTTCGCTTTGCCGCTGCCGCATTTGACCTCGCCAATCTCCGTGACCTTGCCGCTAAGGGCGAGGCGCTGGAGAGACTTTCGGGCGGCCTCCGAGGTGATGCCAGAGGCCGCTGCGATGTCGCGGCTGGTGCCGGGCTGCTTTGCCAGAAAGCCCAAGACGATGTCGCGGGTTTGCTCCATCTTGCGCGTGTTGACGTGGTTTTTGTTGCCCGGAACGTGCTTTGCGCCCGGCACTGCCTGCCACATCTTCTTGCCGAACGCGCCGTCGCCGCCGAAGTCCATCGCGCGGCCCTCTTCCTTGAGCCTGTTTAGCCTGACCCTGACCTGCGCCTTGGTGATGCCGGTTTTTTCGGCCAGTTCGGCAACGCTGATCTTGTCGGCCATGTGCTTGAGAATGCGGTCGTCGGCTTTGCGCTTTTCCGCATCGTTGCGGACCAGAACGTGCTTGTGGCGGGCCTCTGCTGCGCGGGCGTTGTATTCCTCGCGCTTGCCCATCTCTGGCAGGGACGGCTTGTGGCCCTCTTTCGCTGCGAGACGCGCCCAGCGCAGGGCTAGGAGGTTCTCAGCGCGGGAGGGGATGATTGCCTTGTCGTGGATGGTGATAGCGTTCATGTCGTCACACCCTCCATTCCATGAGGAACGGGATAGAATCGTCTACGTCACCTGCGCCGCCTGTGCTGGCCCCGTAGGCGCTGCCCGTGCCGTATGCCGTGGGGTTGGGCTGGTATCCGTCGCCGGTGTCCTCGCGCTGCTGACCGCCGCCGAGAAGCGTCAACTCCCGCACGAAAACTTGCAAATATGCGCGCCCATTGTGCTCACGCGCCGAGACTTCGCCCTGAATGCAGACCTTCGTGCCCTTGGTGAGATACTGCACCAGCTTTGCGCCGCGCTCCCCCCAGACTGAGCAATCAAACCAGATCGTCTCTTGGTCGCGGCCCTTGGACACTGCGACCGAGAAGCTGGCGACATCCTTCCCGCCTTGCGTCCTGCGAAGTGTCGCATCCTTGCCGATGTTCCCCGCGATTGTGAGGCTATTCATTGCTGTGTTCCTTCCTTGATGCGCTGGCGGGCTGCGCGCACGCCATAGAGGATCGTCGTATGGTCTTCGCGCCGCAGCAGGCGCGCGATCTGCGGGTAGCTGAGTTCGGTTTCCTCGCGCATCCGCAACATCGCCTCCTGACGCGGCCATGCGAATTTGCGGCGACGGCTTGGGCTGAGAAGGTCTGACACCGTCAGGTCGTGGTCTTCTGCTACCTCGCGGATGATGTCCTGCGCGGGCTTGTTGCGGCGCAGGAACGTGATGCGAGTGGGCATGTCGTGGACGCTGGTCATCATGCCGCCCCAGAAAGCAAGTCTCCAGCCCCGTCCTTGACGTAGTCGTCCTTAGCTTTTGCAATGTTCTTGACCGCCTGCCGGAAGTAGCTGGTCTTTAGTTCCACACCGATGCCGCGCCGCCCAAGATAGACCGGGCTGTAAACCTCAGAACCGACGCCCATGAACGGGGTGAACACCGTTTCTCCGGGATTGGTGTAAAGTTCAACGCAGCGATGGATGATGTCCAGCATAAGCGGGTGAACGTGCTTCACATCGTCAGGTTCCCGCGCCTCGCCGTCATCCACAACCGCGCGGGCAGTAAGGCCGCATCCGGTCTTCTGGCTGTTGCTGGCCCGAATATCCATCCACGCGCTTGATGCGTAGCGCCGCCAGACAAAGTGCGAGAACCTGTTTTCCTTTTGGTCACCGTCGAAGCCGCGAAACTGGCGGATTTCGTCAGGCATGTGTTCTTCGCCAAAGTAGCGCGTGAAGCCGTGTTCATGCGTCACTGGAACCTTGTTGTCGCCGCGCTTGCGGAAAAACAAAACGTAGTCCGCATGGGCAATGCTCGACTTGGCGCTGTCTTCGCAGATGGTTTGATGCGCGAGACCTCGGACCATGGTGCGCAATCGAACCGAAAGCGGTTCGTTCCACTTGAGCCGACGGCCCATGTATTGAAACCCCGCCTCTTCATGCAGACGGATGATGTTGCCTGGAAGATCGTGCGACGAACCTATCGCGTCCTCGCCGATGTCCATGCAGTGAACGCAGTTGATCCGGCCCGGCTTCGTGACGCGGTTAAGCTGATTAACCAAAAAACTGTATTGGCTATAGAACTCGTCATAGTTGTAACAATTCGACATGTCGCGTTCGTCGCCACTGTATTGAAATAAGCCCGCGAAGGGTGGCGAATAGACCGCCATGTCAACGCTGTTGTCGGGCAAGTCTGCGATGACCTCAACGCAATCGCCGTTGTAGATTGCATAGTCATCCGTGATGATTTGATCTGCTACAGTCATTTCTCTTCCCTTATATCCAAGCGGGCAGTTGCGGCTTGTCGCCATGCCCGAAGATTTTGCGATGCTGTTGTGCGTTGACCATGTGTTCCATCATCGCCTGAAACATCTGGTCTGCGGCTTCCGCCTTACGCTTGCGCGACGATGCGACGTTGGCAAGGCTTGTGGTGCCGATCTGGTGAACCGTGACGGCTCTCTTTTGACCGAACCGCCAGAACCTGCGGACGGCTTGGTAATACTGTTCGTAGCTGTAATCGTCGAAGTAGGTGCAAGCCGCGCAATGTTGCCAGTTCACGCCCAGCGCCGCAATCTTCGGCTTGGTGACAAGATACTTGATCTCGCCTGATCGGAAAGCGCGAAACTTCTCTTCCTTCGCCTCATCCTTGTCCGAGCCTTGCAGGTTGACAGCGCCCGGAATGATCTGCGTGAGATAGTCTGCTTCCGCGTTGAGGTGACACCACGCCACCCCGCAATCGTGCCGCTGCAACAATTCTGCGGCGAGGTCGCACCGTTCGGAAATAGTCGCCTTACGCTCTTCCCGCTCCATCGGCAGGCCACGCACCGGCATGGCGAACAACTGACCGTCTAGCGGCTTGCTTTCGATCATGTGGTGCTGCTCGATCAGTTCCGGCAGGTTCCATCCCGCATCGTCAAATCCAAGGTCTGACGGCTTGCGAACGGCCCGCGCCCATGATGCGACCCACCGCCAGAAATGCGGCTCTGCATGTCCTTTGAACCGCCACTGCTGGCCGATGTGCGCCGGGTGCAGCGTGTCATCGTTAGATTTGAAGAAAGTTTGCAGCATGTCCATGTAGGCCATATCGCCCAGCGCCTCGGACGATGTTCCGAGTTCTGTGTAATCGTTCGGGCTTGGCGTAGCGGTATACATGCCCCGAAACTTGACCTTGCGCATGGCGCGCGTGATGTGGTTTCGGATTTTCCCGTCAAAGTTCTTGAGGATGCTGCTTTCGTCGCAGACGATGCCGCCGAACTGGTCGAGGTCAAAGTGGTGCAGTCGCTCGTAGTTCGTGGTGATTATGCCTTTCCCATGCGGGATGGTTCCATCCGATGACCGATGCGCCTCGATGCCAAATTTCTCGGCTTCCTCCACGGTCTGAGACGACACAGAAAGCGGGGCGAGGATCAACACCGGCTTGTTAGTGTGGCGATGAACGTTCTCGGCCCAGACAAGCTGCATCAGCGTTTTGCCAAGTCCGCAGTCCGCGAAGGTTGCGCCGCGACCCTTGGTCAGCGCCCAGTCGATCAGGTGTCGCTGAAAGTCATAAAGATGCGGGTTGTCATAGATCGGCTTGAAGCCGAAGTCGCCCGCGAGGTGGGTTTTGCTTTCAACAAAGGCCCGGTATTCTTGCAAACTCATAACGCCCTCCTGCGTTGCCTCCGTGATGGGTGCCGCGTCAGGCCAGCGGAGGTGTCTGGCTTTTCGGTCGCTAAACCTAGACGCGGCTACGGCGCTCGCCGGATATTGAACGGGTCTGTCCAGCTTTGCAAAAAACGGTCATGCGGTTGCATGTAAGTCCCGAAGCGCCGTGTTCTGATCTTGCGATGCCTTGCTCAGATGTTCAAATGCAAAGCTGCAAAGTCGGGTTGCAAAGCTGCATCATCGAACCGGCCTGCTAGCTTTGGCCTGCATCTCGCGCAGCCATGCGTTGCCCATCTCAGCCTTGCGGCGCGTTTCTTCTGGCGAGTGATCTCGCATTGGCGGCAACGGCGTAGCGCGGCTGGCATAAGCCCCGCCAGGGACATGCGGCCTACGCGCATCTAGGATCAGCGCGATAATGGCTTGCGGGTTCGGATACTTGTTTCCGGTTCGCGTAAATGCTTTGAACGCTGCGCGGATTTCCTCGGGTTCGTATTCTGCCAACGCTTCAATCCAGAACCGGCCAGCCTCACGGCGATCAGGCTCAGACATTGCAGCGAAGCCCGTCATAGCGGAAAGCGGCCCGATCAGGCATTGCCGGATTTCCTCGCGCCTCTGCTTAGAAATCGAAGGCAGACCCGTTGACGTGGTTTCGCCTTGACCTTGAGCCTGGTCCAACGTCTCCGTCCTTGACGGCCTTTCGCACCCAGTTGCCAAATCCTTGATCCCAGTTCGCCAGTCTCCGATCTGTCGCATGGGCGTGACCTTTCATCTGTTGATAGCAGTAGTTCATTTCGTCGCGGGTTAGGTCCAGTTCGGCCATGAGGCTTTGCGCTTTTGCCATGTCTGGAACCCAATCATCCGGCAAAGGCGATGAAGGTGATCGTCGTCGCTTCGCGCGCGCTACAGATACGTTAGTATCTGTATTATTATCCCTTATTTCATCCTTATTATAGTTTGTCCCGCTCGTGTCCCGCTCGTGTCCCGCTCGCGTCCCGCCAGTGTCCCGCTTGCCTTGATATTCGTCATAATTGCAAAGTGTTATGATAAGCTGGCCTGTCCCGCTTTCCGCTCGGACCATGTCCTGCTTTTCAAGGCGTTTTAAGAACCGATCAACGCGGCTCTTAGACCACGTCCAAGCGGTTGCCATAAAGCGAATAGACGCGCATAGCTGGCCCCTTTCTAGGTTCACTACAGCGCGCCCAGCGCGCACCGTTCTCGGTTTCCAAGACGCCTCAGAAACAAGCCATAAAAACGCCTCGCGCTCGCTAAACTCCGACGCTGCAAAGGCTGGATGATCCCAAATCCGCCGCGAAACCATAAAGGTTCCTCTACTCATCAGAGGGGTCTCCAATAGTGCACCCCATATCAAGCAAATCCTCAAGCAAGCCTAGAAGGCGGCCCAAGTCATATTCATCGCCTGACCTATCGATAGCCGCTTTGATAACTCTGCTATGAACGCCGATAGAAACAAGATAGATCGCTCGATCTACTTGGTTCAAAGCCACATTGTCTTTTTCTGGCATGTTATGCCCCTCTTGTCTGGGGCTAAGGTCTTGTCCACCGGCACCACCCGTGATAGACATTCCTTAGCGGTTACGTTCGCAAACCATAGACGCTCACCACGTCAAAAGCAAGCCCTCGGCCCTCACCGCCGGGGGCTTCGCTTATGTGGCACCTATCGCTTCAAGAGCGGCTTCTGGACTGTTGACGACAATCGCCTGCCCCTTCCATGCCCCGTGCCACTCCTCCTGCATCGGTGTCAGCTTTTGCGCGCTCGGCGCTTTGCCGCCGTCCTTTACCTCGATTAGGTAGTTCACACCGCGCCAGCCGACGCACAGATCAGGGCATCCCATGCCGACGCGGTGAAGGTGCATCACAGTCGCTCCGACGCCCCGTAGGGCCGCGACAACGGCGCGCTGGTTGTCGTCTACCTTGGCCGCCCTCATGGCTTAATCTCCATGACCGGCACACCGGCCTTGCGCGCTTGCATCATCATGTTAGAAGTGCCGCGACCTCCGGGAAACGCCACGACAAGATCAGGCTTTCCTTCGTCCAGCATCCGCTTGTTGCGGATCGGTCCAGCCGCCTTTCCGTGCGTTTTCCAGTCAGCGCAAAATGTTTCAATTGGAATGCCGCTCAACTGCGCCCAATAGGCGGCGCACTTATCTGCACCCAGTGCGCCGCCTTCAATGATGCACGACACGCCTAACAGGCTGTCCATCGTTTGCCTTAAAAGTTCCAAGTTTTTGAAGTCGCGGCCCCCGCATACTAGCACCCTCATTCGTCGCTCTCCCATTTTGCAAGTTCAGGGTTCGTTAACCACACGCCTTCGCCCCGATAGTGCTGAGACATGGCGTCCATATACTCGGACATTTCCTTGGTCGTCATCGTGCTGGTCACGGCCAAGATGCCCCGCTCGAACACGCGGCACTTCTGCTCGTAGGTCAGTCGCTCCGATACCTGCCGCCAGACCCAAGCCCACGCCGGGTCGCGCATCTTGATCGGAACACCCCATGTCATGTGGCACTCGCCTTTGATCTCGGCTGCGGTGCGGTCGCCGTAGTGCTTGGCGATCTCGCCATACCAGCGATGCAGCAAAGCGTTGGCAGAGAGCGACCTCTTGCCGCCCTCTTTCCATGTTATCGTCAGGGGGCGAGGGAGGCCGACGATTAGGTCGGCCACCTTCTGCGCTTCCTCTGCCGTGATGATGTGGCGGGTTATCACGACATGCCCAGAGCAATGAGGTAGGTTTCCAGAACCGTCTCCTGCTCGGCGCGGTCATCCGGCGACATCTTACGCAGCCGCACAACCTCGCGCATGATCGCCGTGTCATAGCCGCGGCCCTTGGCTTCCGCATAAACCTCCTTGATTTGGTCTTGTATTCCCGCCTTTTCCTCGGTCAGACTTTCGATGCGCTCGATGAACGCGGCCAGTTCTTCGCCGTGAGGGTTTGCTGTCGTCATGTCTGTCTCCTTATGCGCTGCGCATGGTGATGGTGGATGCGCCGATGCGGATTTCCGCGCCCGGCACGTCTTCGCCCGCGTCAAGCTGGGCCTTGATCGCCTTCTTGTCCGGCACGCGCTTGATCTGGCAAAGCTGCGTCGGAAGCGCGGCTTCGTCGGTGATGTGAACCGAGGCCGAGCCGTTGCGCCGCGTGAGAGTTGCACAGGCGCGTTCTGCCTTGCCTACGCCCGCCGCATCCATGACGGCCAGCATCGCCGCCTTGTTGGCGTCTACGCGAGCCTCCATGCGGCTCCTGCGGGCCTTTAGCGCGGCCTCGTGTTCCTTGAGCGCGTCGATCAGGTGCAGGTCGTTCTGCGTGTTCCAGATCAGCCGGTCGAGAATGTCGCCCGCATCCGTCTCGCCATCGAGGCTATCGAAGAAGGTGGCGTCGTCAAAGTCATCGCCAAGAATGTCGCGGATCATGTCAGCGACGGCGGCGATAGTGGCGGTGTCAATGCGCTTCATTCCATCGTCCCCTTGAATGCAGCGTCGAACGTATCGTCGCCCTTCACGGCGGCGTCATGCGCGGCGTCGTTTTCAATCTCGGCCTTTCGCGCGTCCTTGGCTTGGATCACGGCAGGCACGGCCTTCACATCGCTTGGCAGGTCCATCCAGATCGCCTTGAGGCTGTCCAGCGTCTCGGCGTTGCCCAGCGCCCCGGTGGCGGCTTCCACGGCCTCCTTGGCCGGTCCCTGCGACTTGGGTGCGGGCTTCTGGCGAGCGGGCGGCGGTGCGGCTGCTGCGGCGTTGCCGTCGTCGTCTTGCGGCGCAACACCCGACAGGCTTTCGAGGCCGATGCGCTTGGCGTAGGTCGTTGCCGATTTCATGCCCTGCATGTTGTTGCGATCCACCAGAAGCGGCACGTCACAGGCAACGCGGCTTTCGCTGGCGGCATGGACAAACTCGGTGCGCATCGCCATGCCCTCGCCTTCTCCAACCATGTAGTGCAGCACGGCAACCCCGTGCGCCGAGAGTGTCGGGATAACAACGCCTGCCACGTCCGCGAGGTCAGCGTAGCGCGACTTGAACGCGGGGTTTGTGCTGCCCTTCTGCACCCGGCCAAACTCGGCCTGCGCGGCGCACAGCGCGTTATAAATGTTCTTGTGTTCAGTCATCGTGTCCTCCGTTGCTTATGGGTTGACAGTAGGCCCTAAAATGGGCCAAAGTCAAGCCCAAGAAAACCCGCATGGAGGTCAAAATGGCGAAGGTAACGGTCAAAATTCAGATGGACGAAAACACGAAAGACAAGTTGCATGAAGCTGCGGCAACGCTCGGGCAGGCGTTCGCCCCGTGGGCGCGGATGGTGCTGATCGAGCGCGCGCGGGAGATGGGGATAGAGGCGAAAGGCAGGGCCGATGACTGAAAAACCGAAAATGTGGAGCGATATGACCCGCGAGGAAAAGGGCGAGATCTTGCTGGCACGTCATGAGGGAAAAGAACTTGAAACATTCCACTACGGAAAATGGATCAAAACTGACCCTTATTTTTACAGTGACTTTCAAGCCTACCGTGTCAAACCAGAACTCAAGCTGGAAACGCTGACCATGACAGGCGTCAATCACCCGCGTATGAATTTTATGTGCTTTGGATCGGATCGGCGCGAGAATTTTGACACTCACAGACTTTCAATTCCCGTTATCAACGGCGAGCCAATCACAGGCACCTACACCAGCCCAGAGGGACACGTTGTCAAAGTGGAGCGGATAAATGACTAACGCGGAAACCGTCGCCCGCTTCGAGGCCCTTTGGCGCGCAGGCATGAAAACACCACAAGGCGCAGACATGTGGGCGATACTTCAGCAGGTGGCCGAGGAAAGCGGCAAGCCCGTGGGCGTGGTGCGCAAGCTGATGCTGGACAGCACGTTTGCAGGGGGCGCGGGCTAGTCGCGCATCATGGCCTCGACGCGCGCTAACAGTTCTTCGTCGGAACCGTGGTGCGCGTTGAAGTTTCGGCGGCTGTAGTGATACGCCTGCGGCCCGTATTCTGTGCGGTGATGTTGCGGGCATAGAGGAATTGTGCGGAAGTCAGATCGCGGGTGCGGTAGATGATGCACCTCGACCGGCCTTGCTCCGCATACCAGACACGGCAACGCCTTCACCCGCGCCATATGCTCAAGCCCACGCTGGCGTTCGTCGCTGGACATATACGCGGCCCGCTTGTCGCTGCGAGGCTTAAGCCGGGTTTTCCGTTTCAGCGGTGTCCGCTTCACTGACGCGCCGCCTCGCGCTCGGCCCGCATCAGGTCGTGCAGCGCGTCGTCAACGCGCCGCTGCGCCCGTGCTTGCGCTTGGGTGTCCTTGCCCATCTTGGTGCGGCGGAGGCTGTCCACGGCCTGCGCATGGCGTCTGTGGGCCATTGCGAGGCGGATGCCTGCGTTGAGGGTGTCGTTGCGGGTCATGCCTCGCCTCGGGCTTTGGCTAGGGCGGTTTTCATCATCTGTCTACCGTGTTCCCCGTCGCCGTTTTTGTAGACATACTCCAAAGCCTCATACAGATCAGGCGCGGCAGCGATAAGTTTTGCGTTAAAATATGCAGGGCAAAATGGCGGGTTTGAAGCCCTTTCCCAAATTCTGTGTTGATAGTCATAGCTGCCTGATATGTCTGGCGAAGTGCTGCATATCAATTCGCCATTTTCATATGGCCCCCGCGATGCCGGGTCTGTCCATTGACGCACTCGAAAGTCAAATCTTTCGTCATCGCAATGCGACCACCAAGGGCCTGGCGTCCATTTTTTTTCGGTCATGTCTTGCTCCTAAAATGGGGGTTGTTCGTCGGGATGCGTCGGCTTCCAGACCGGATCGTCGGCTATGCCGAGGGTTTCAATGAACCGCGCGAGGCTGTGAGGGATAGGTGCGGCCCGGCCAAGGGATAGGGAAGCCGGGCCGCTATCCGCGCGCAACGGGGAGGAACCGCGCGGATGTTTCATTGCTCATTTCCAAAATTGGATTGATACCAATCTCGCGCTACAGAAAGACAATAGGCACTAACTTTATCAAATCCGATAGACCTAATAAGAGGCGCGACAATTTCCTCAAACTTCAAGCTGGAGCCGTCATGCCAGCACGGGGCGTTAATAAGCCAGCACTCGTCATGACTGGGATTGGCAGGATCGTCATATTCCGCAGGGCGCGCTCGGTGAACTTCAATGCCGCCATAAAATTTTGATCCTGATATGCGCGCAGCCTCGGCGTTCATTTTTTTCGCCCACACATGCACACCGCCATGCTTGCCGCGAACGGCCCAAATGTGCATCTCCGTGTCACTTCCTGCGTTGTGAACCTTATGCACTTCAACAAGATTATCTTTCACGTCCACGCATCCTCGCTAGAGACCGGAAGCCCGGTGATTTCAGACAGCCGACGCCGCGTGTCACGGGTCGGAACGGTGCCGCCATCGTCAAGCCAACGCTTGACGGTAGACGGGGCTACGGAAACCTGACGGCCAAGCCAAGAGGCGGAACGCTCTTGTTCGGCGAGCCAGTCGCGCAGCATCTGCGGTGCTTTATTGCTCATGCCGCATGTGTAGCGCGAAAGGAAACTTAACGCAAGATGCAAAATTCTGTTGCGCGAAGTGTCCGCATGGCGTAGGTATAGGTCATCGCAACGGGCAACGCCCACCAGCAAGGAACAGACAGATGACCATCAAGACTGACACCCGCATCGGACGCACCGTTCACTACACGGGGGACGCCTGCAACGCGCCGCGTCAAGGATACATCGCTGACGAGTATAGCGACCGCTGGGGCGATCATGTTGTCATCGCGTTTGACGACGCTGGCGAGATTGGCATTGGCAACGCGACGACCGAAATTCAGCCCCACATGATCGCGTCCAGCTACGTTCCCGGATGCCGGTTTTACTACGCATAACGCAACCGGGGGCTGCGGCCCCCACCAACCAAAGGAAGACGACATGACCGCTCTCGAAATCGCCAACATGCTCAAGGCCACCCGCGACAAGCGCAACCCCGCAATCCTCTGGATCAATCACGAGCGCCGCTCTGCTGCCGTGCATCCCGGTGGCGGCGAGGCTTGCTGCATCCCCGTGACCTACAACGATGCCGTGGTCGCGCGCTCTGATCCGGCTTTCAGCATCATCGACCGGACCGACGGCGAAATCTACGCTGCATGACAACCGGGGGCCTAGCGCCCCCACCAACTCAAGGGAAGACGACATGAACACCATCAACTACGTCCGCGCCGAGTATGCCGCGCAGAACATCGCAAGCCTCTGCGCGATGATGCGCGCGTATCGCATCGCAGGCGATACCGCGGACCAGGATTACACCACGCAGCAGCTGGCCGAGTATCTCGATCAGTTGAACGAGGCGCTGGTCGGCAAGGAGGGATACGAATGACCCAAGACAAACTTAAAAAAATCCTTGATGACCACAAAGCATGGTTGGAGGGCAAAGGCGGAAAGCGGGCCTACCTGCGCGGGGCCTACCTGCGCGAGGCCGACCTGAGCGGTGCCTACCTGCGCGAGGCCTACCTGAGCCGTGCCAACCTGCGCGAGGCCTACCTGAGCGGTGCCTACCTGCGCGGTGCCGACCTGAGCGGTGCCGACCTGAGCCGTGCCAACCTGAGCGGTGCCTACCTGCGCGGTGCCGACCTGAGCGGTGCCGACCTGAGCCGTGCCAACCTGAGCGGTGCCGACCTGAGCCGTGCCGACCTGAGCGGTGCCGACCTGAGCGGTGCCGACCTGAGCCGTGCCAACCTGCGCGGTGCCAACCTGAGCGGTGCCGACCTGAGCGGTGCCGACCTGAGCCGTGCCAACCTGAGCGGTGCCAACCTGAGCGGTGCCGACCTGAGCGGTGCCGACCTGAGCCGTGCCAACCTGAGCCGTTCCGGCGTCATTGACCTCGGGCAGCGCAGCGACGGCTACCAGTTCTTTATCCACGTCACGGCAAAAGACCAGCCGATGCTGATCGCAGGATGTCGCTATTTCACGCTTTCAGAAGCCCGCGCACACTGGGACAAAACCCGCCCTAAAGGTCAGCGCCTCGGGGACGAAAGCCGCGCAATGCTGGATCATGGAGAGCGAATGCTTGCGATAGCGGGGGCCGCACAATGATCGGCCCCACAGACGGCAACCTCGACGCCTTGCGCCGCCGCGAGGAAGAGCGCGAGGCATACGAAGCGCGGTTCATCGACTGCCCTGAGTGCAACGGCACGGGCGAGATCGAAGTGCCGCTGGGCTTTCACACCGGCAACCCGGAAACCGACGACTGGGACGTGGCCGACTGTGACTGCTGCGGCGGCACGGGCAAGATTGAAGCGGAGGAAGACGATGCGCTTTACGACTGACGACATTCTCGGCGGCATCTGCATAGCCGTCATGGTTTTCGGCCTGCCGTGGGTCGCGGCAATCGCTCAGGCGGTGATGCAATGACCTGCTGCAACCACGACTGCAACCAAGGGCGCACATGCCCGCACCGCATCAAACGGGCGCTGTGGCCCGCGATCAAGGAAACGCTGGCACGGCTGGCAAAGGAGAAAACTAATGGCCAGTGACAGAAACAACACCGCGCCTGAGAGGATTTGGGCTGATTGGAATACATGGTATGCAAAACCTAATGGAAGGTCATATGCATACATCCGCGCCGACATTCACGAACGCCTCGTGGCAGAAGCCGTGGCGGCAGCACTGGAGGAGGCCATCAACCGCGTCAACGGATGCGACCGCGTGTCGGAAGTGCAGCCTGCTATTCGCGCGCTGATCGCTCAGTATGAAGGCAAGACCAATGACTGACGAAAGCGATTTCTCTATGCACAAGGTGATGCAAGAAAGTGAAGGCGGCTGCATTTGCGAGCCTTACATGGTGCAGACGATCTACAAAGGCGGTCAACTCTACCGCCTTGATCTGCCGGAAGTAGCCGCGCGGCATTACGCCGAATTGGTGGCCGAGCGTGATCGTCTTGCTAAGGCTTTGGAGGAAGCGTTGACGGCAGGGTATTTTGGTGACGCCCAAGAAACCCATGCGCGCTCGTGGGCCATCCTCGAAGCCCTACAGGAGAAGACCGATGAGTGACACGACGACAGAAGCGGTGGGGCGGCTGGCGAATAATATTTACGCAGCCCCCATGACCTATTGTGCAGATGCCCGCGAAGCCCTCCGCGCCCTCGCCGCCCGCGTGACGGAGTTGGAGGCATCTCTTAAACGCTGGGAAAAGGCCGCTGAGAAAGGGGCGATCTACACACGAAAAGACCTCGAAGACGCCGTAGCGGCGGCGGTCCAGACCGTGCTCGACGATGTGGGATACACTTATGAGCAGTTAGGTGAAGAGGCCCGCACCCTGATCAAAGACCCCTCAATCCTTGCCCGCGCTGACGAGATCGACAAAGGAAAAGGGTGATGACCAGTGACCCGACGACACAGGCGGTGGAGATGAGGCCGTGCCCGTTTTGTGGCGGCAACGAGTATCGGATCGAACCGGGAGGGCAGGTATGGCGCGGCACGAGAGGGTATTCAGACCCGCAGTATTACCACCTCTACCACAACGGGCGCATCCCTACAGGCGACGGATTCCAGACGTGCGCCGTGCAGTTTCGGTGCCGCACTGAGGCTGAGTGCATCGACGCCTGGAACACCCGCGCTGACGAGATCGAGAAAGGAGAAGGGTGATGCGCCCCGGCAAATATGACCCAGCCCGCTCCTGCATCCCAGCATGGTGGCGGCTCGGAATGAGAGGCGCAGATGGCGTCTGGAGCGTGACGTGGCCGATTGCTCGACGGCTAAGGAAAGCCGCTAAGAAAAAACCCCCGGCGATGAAGCCGAGGGCCAGTTGAGCGCCGCGCGGACACAGGGCGGTGAAATCAGCAAGACGGCGCTAGGAGATGGTATGCTGCGGGCCGCGATAGGTGCAAGAGATTTGACGCTCCATTAGCAGCCCGCCCCAGCCTGACTTGACCATGCGCTCCTGCTCAATAGCCCACGCCGTAGGGCCATGCCGAACGCACTCCTCGCGGCTTGCCCACGGGCCAATGCGAGACAGACCGCAAGCTTCATGGCGCGGCATCTGAGCGTTGGGTATGCAGATCATGCGCTCGGCCCACCAGTATCGGCTTGTCTCCTGCGCGCTAGACACAACCGGCGTTGTGTATAGCAGGGCGGCGAATGCTAGAGACAAGCGCATCATTCCGGCCTCGTGAACACGGCTAGGATGATGCGTTGCAGCCACGGCCTGACCTTATATCTGCGGAGATAGTATCGGGCCATCTGGCGGTTCATGGGATCAGCACATCTTGCGCAGGGCAGACTGCGGCAAAGGTAGCGTAGAGACGGGTGATTTGGTCGATGGTGGTCTGCGTATCGTTCCTTGACCGCGTAGGGAGCGCGTAGCCGAGGGTTTCACAGATCGCTACCTCAGTCTCGGAAGCCCGCATCATCGAATCGCCGCAACCGCTCGTCAGCACGATCAGCGCGAGCGCGAATGTCCAGCGCGCGCTCTGTGTCAGCCCTGTCTGCCTCATCTTCAGCTTCCTTTCTCCCGGCCCGTTTCTGCACCTGGCCGAAGCCGAGAGCGCCAAGGATCAGCGCCACTAGACCGCCCAAGATAACGGCTAGGTCGCTCATTTTGGCCTCCCGGCGTATGTGCGTTCTAGCTTGGCGCGAATGCCGATCAGGCCGAGGCCGAGATAGACCAGCGCCGCAGGCGAGGCGTCGGCAGAACCCGCGAACATCGCCAGAAGCCTGCCCATCTCGGTCAGCGCAAAGCTATCGGGCATGAGCATGATTGCAGCGCCGGTCAGCACCGCGAGAACACCGGCCCACCACGTCAGGGATGCGGGGCGGAAGTAGCTCATGCGTCACCTCGCAAGGCTGAGAGGATGCGGCGAAACATTGCGGCAAGCCCAGAGGGGCGCTGAGAGGGCGCAGGAGCGGCAGGTTGCGGCTTCGGGCGTGTAGCTACCGTATTGGGCCGAGGTGCCGCCACGCGCCCGCCTGTGAGCCACTCGCCCACTCGGAAGCAGGGGCAGCCCTTTGCGGTGGTGTAGTCGTTGTGGCCCTTGATGTGGGCAATGCGAGGATACCGCTCGCATAGGTCGGCAATCAGATCGCGCAGCGCCTTGTCCTGCTCGGGCGTGAAGTGATCGGCAAAGTCGTCAGTGGCCAAGCCCCACCGCCCATCCGACCAGCGCCCGCCGATCAAGCAAATGCCGACGCTGCCGGTGTTGTGGCCCTTCACATGCGCGCCAGTCTGGTTGAGGTGCCGCCCGGTGGTGACGCTGCCGCCGCGGTCGATCACGTAGTGATAGCCGATGGAATTGAAGCCACGCGCACGATGCCAGCGATTGATCTCGTCGCGCTTGGCTTTGACCCCCTGACCAGCCATCCAATCGGGCGGCGTGGCCGAGGCATGGACGATCAGGGTGTCAAAGTTTCGCATTACTGACCAACCTTCGCGATCAAGGCTTTGATGTCGTCGCGTATCTCAGCAAGCATCTTGTTTGTGTCTTCGCGCGCTTCCTTCGAGGCTTGGATGTCCTCTTTGCGCTGGTTCCACAGCCGCTTGATCTCTTTCGTGTTGTCCATAGCTCGCGCCTCAAGACGGACCAGCCACGCCACAAGAGCGACAAAGCCCACCACGACCGGCCAGAATTGAAGAAGTAGCTCCACGTCAAATCTCCATCGGTAGCTGTGTCAGGCCCATAGCTGCGAGAGCGTCAGTCCCCTTCATGCCGACAACGGCGACGATCTTGGTTCCGTCGATCTGCGGCACAGGGTTCGCGGGCATCTCGCCCGTCTCAGGGTCAGGAGTAGCAGGCACCCAGACGTTGCCCCGCAGCTTGTCATGCGCCCTGTTCGCACCTGCGAGGTTGATGAGATAGTTGCCGTCTTCGTCAGGCACGTCCATCGGAGGGCGCTGGAGGTCAGCCATCTCAAGGGCTGCGAGGAGCAGGTCGATGGTCTCCTGAGACACAGCGGCGTGGGAGAAGAACCTGTAGAGGTTGCCGTCTGCATCTTGCATCTGAGGCGAGAAAGCCCCCTGCCACGCGGCGGGAGAAGACCCAGCGACCCATCCGTGGAGAACGCCCATGTGGGTCGCGTCGTCGCGGTCAGCTTCGGGGCAGGCTACGGTGAGGACGGGCATTAGAGTGTCTCCCCGCTGCGGTTGGCGAGATAGGTTTCGGTGTTGGAGATTTCGGTGGTGTCAGAGGATGCGCCCCGGACGATCAGGCCGTAGAGGTTGCCGTCGAAGAACAAAGATGCCGTGCTATCAACATTGAAGGCACCAATGCTGATTGCGTAGTTGCCAAAGTTGCCTGCGCCCTTGTCTCCGGTAGCTTCATCAACCTGCGTTCCGTTTATGCGGAGAATTGTGCTATCACCTGAAATATCATGCGTCGTCGTTATGACGCCCGTATGAGGCGCATTGTAAGCAGAAGATGTAGTATCTGCGATTTGATTAGAATTTGACGCCGCGCCACCACGAGAAGCAGAGCTATATTTGCTGGTGCTGTTTACAGCAGTCAGGTAAAAAGACCCAGTATTGTTTGCGTAATCACCAAGCGCAGCCACCATATCAACGGATGTGTCGGTGTCTTTTCGCACCCCAGCAAACACGCTCATCTTGTCCGTGCTGGTGAAGTCGATGCTGGCCGTAGCCATACCGTCATCCGACCCATCAAACGACAGGTAGTCCAGAGACGTGACGCCAGCCTCGGTGATGTCGTATTCGCTGGAAACGCGCTGATACGCTGAGGCCGAGGAGGCCTCTTCGAGTTGTGCATCAACTAAATACAAAGCGCCAGCAATTTCATTTGAGTTACCATCCCCCGCTGACGATAAAAACGAGACACCGGATGTTCCAGCA